GACATCATCGTTTTCTGCATGTCGGCGGCAGGTTTGCACGGCGGATAATGGTGCTGCTTGTCTTCAAAGTGCATTTTGACCATGCCCTTCAATTCAGCAAGCTCAAGTCTTGACTGATTCACCGCCTCCCAGAGGTCGCGGTGATTGGGAATTTCATCCTGCATTATTCGCCTCCGATTTCCTTGGTGTGAATACGCCGTGTCCAGTGATACGTTCCCGACCATCGCCACACCGGTTCACCGTTGGGCGCAAGCACTTCATAACGGCATCCGTTATAGACGATGGCATCTCCTCGTTCGGGTTCGTTTTCCAGTTCCGAAGCTGCAATCAGAAAATCACGGCTTTCGGTGCGGACGGTCACGCCGTACTGGTCTTCGGCACGGAACAGCGTTTTCCCCAGCGTCACATTGACTTCAATGTGCGTCCCGTCCCGGCGGACATACTCCGCCGGAACGGAAAGCTCTTTCAAACGTTGATATTCCAGCCATTCCGATGCCTGTTCAAGCATTCCCAACGGTTATGCCGTTGCGGTTGCGGTGTAAGGTGCGTTGAGAAGAAAACGCACACTTTCATCGGCGGACTCGGCGGCGAGAATCGCCTTGCCGAGATACGGATTGTCGGTTGCAGTCGTGGTAACTTTTGCATTGGTTGCATCCCAGTAAACCGCCGCACCGACCGTGATTGCGCCGGTTGCTTTCGGAGCGTCAAAAACTCCAACCACGGCAAGCGAACCAAGCGTATTGGCGGCGATATCCAGCCGGGCAATCCCGATCAGATTTCCCTGAACAATAACAGATCCGGCGGCAACGGCTTCGGACGGACGGTAGTCGATGGCTTTGCCATCCTGTACAAATCGAGCGATCATAAGTAAAAATCTCCTGAAAAAAAGTTATGATTGAAAGATGCCGGGAGGCTGCCCTCCCGGCTTATTCGTCAGTTGGCCGCGCCGACCGCCTTGACCATGCCGCGATGATCCTGTTCCCTCACGCCGAGGTCGAAATACACCCGGAACCACAGCCCCAAAGTGTTGAAATCGGTCTCGCCTCTTTCGACCGTCGGAGTGCGTTTCCCCTTCAGATAACCGATCTCCCAGGTATCGACCGTCCGGGGATCGCCGAAGAGATACCAGCCGGTCTGACTGGCTCCCTCGTAGGCGGAATTTCCGAGATACGGGCTGGAAACCACGTTGAGATTCTCGTCGGCCAGCACGTTCAGAGCCGGACGCACCGCATTGTCCGTCCCCGCCATGATGAGAGTCGCGCCCTGCGTCAGTTCGATGGCGAGATGCTTCAAGGCGGTGGGAACCAAGAGATAACGGGGTTCCACCGAAATCGGCTGGCCGTCAGCATCCACCTGATCGAGGAACAGCTGAATCGCTTTCTTGAGGCTGTCCGCGCCGAGTGCGGAGGTTGCGCCGGTCAAGAGATTCTTGTGTCCGGCGTGGAACAGAGCCTTCCCGTCAATTTGCGTCGGATTCTTCAGCAGACGCGAGAAGAACAGCTGGTCAATGAGACGCGCCGCACGGTTGCCCATGGCGGTCGGCACTTTCATAAACGCGCCGAGGTCGTCGTTGATGATCATTTTGCGCGTCAGGCAAAAGCGCTTCCCATACGTTTCCAATTGATTCTTAGCACTTTCCTCCACGAGACCGCCGTCCTTGATCTCTCCGTCGGCGGCAATCGGCATCAGATCGCCGACATCCGTCAGACGGAAACGGTCGTTTTCCTTGAAGTCGTTGAGGTCTCCGGTGGAACACAGCTTCGTCGCGATGACCGGCTGGGCTTCATAAGACTGCAACAGCTTTTTGTTCGCCACGTTGGAGAGGATACCCGGCAAAGACACCGAGCTGAAAGCCGCGCGGATGGTTTCGTTGTCAAAGCCTCGGCTGTACGGGATTCCGTCCAGTTTCATGCACTCGATCAGGAGCTGACGGAGCGGCATATCCATATCCGCCATCCCGGCTTCCACGGTTTTTGCGCCGTAACTCTTTTCCAGAAGATCGGCACTCACCCCGACGCGAAGGCACATCGCCGCCTCAATGTTTTTCCGCATTTCGCCGCCTTCCGGCGCGGACTTGACGGCAATATTGACGTTGGCCGCCGGACGCTCCATGCGGATCATTTCCAATACTTTCTTCGTGGTGACTTCGGGAGTCCAGCCGCCGCTCACCGCCTGCTTCTCGATTTCCGGGAATTCCCCGTTGCAAATCGACTGAATCGCGCCGACACGTTCGCGCTCGGCGGCGACGGCGGCTTTGGCGGCGGCGTGAATATCAATTCCGCTCGCCTGAATCGCCGGAGGCACAGCCTCCGCTTGGGTTTTCTTTTCGGGATTGCAATTGACGGCTTCGGCGGTTTTGCCGTCCTCTTCCGGCTTCTTCTTTTCCGGATCGTCCTCCGGCTTCTTTTCCGGCTCGGCGATGGGCGGCACAACCGGCTTCTTGGTTTCATCTTCCTTGGCGGCAACAGTTTTCTCGATTTCCTTGCTCATACGGTCTCCTTCAATGGTTTGGGAAAGGTTAAATTTCGCAGTGACTTTCATCGTAGTGTGGGCATCCGCGCCCACGGCGACGACGCTCACTTCGCGCAGCGTCGATTTTTTGATATGATAGAACGGACCCTCCTGCGACTGGCCGTTCACCTCGCGGCTGGATTTCACCAGTTCGCACTCTTTTACGTCCGCGCCGATACTCAACTGCCAGTCGGCTCCGGCTTTACTCTGCGCGACGATATCGGAGGCGTCTTTGCCATCCGAAACAATTTCGCCGGAGATTTCCAGCGCATTGTTTTTAACACTCGCCGACACCATCCCGACACGGGCGTCGGTTTTGTTTTCATGGTTGGTCAGAAGCGGCACCGTGTCGGGAATCTCCATTCCGGCCAGATCCACCACCACCGGATATTTCCAGCCGGGCAGATTCATTTTACCGCCCGAATAGGCGAGTCCGACCACTTTCGGCTTCGCATTCCCGGCGGCTTCAATCAGGGTAAATTCACTCAATTTGCTTTTTCCTCCCAATGGGTTACTACAAATTTTCCAAACGGGCCTTTGCAATCGGGACGGAAGTCTCCGAGGCCAATTCGTTTTCCGGCTGCATCCAAAATCTCGCGCAACAGTTCACACGTCATCACGTCATCATCAAGACGCATGGTGAAGCATAAACTCCAGTCGTTGAATTTGGGACGATAGCAGAGAATCCGGCCGCCGGTGGCAGGAATTCTCACTGCTCGTGTGTCCACTTCCCACGGCTCATCGTGGATAATGGGAATTTCCACACCTTCAATTTCAAGACATGCCGGAATCAGGCTCGATTTGATGGTCGTTACCTTGCTTTTTCCCAATTTGAAATATTTCCCGGCATCAATCAAACACCGGAACATATTCGGCTGTGGAATCATCGGATTTCCGTTCATGCCAAGATACAGTTTTTGTTCAGCCTGAGTTCTCGGAGAGCCTTTGTCGCCCATCATGGAGCTTTTGCTTCCAGAGCTTGCCGCAATTTGAGCAGCATCCGTAAAGCTGTTGCACAGCAATGGTGTTGTCCCTCTGATTTGTGTATTGATTTCCTTCATGATAAAATTCCTTGGTTTGCCTCGGTTTGCCTGGCAGGGGAAAGCCCCGCATCGCCCAGCAAAGCCCAGCAGTGTATGGTTATTCTTTCGGTTCGGAACCATCAAGATTTTCTAATTCGGAACCTTGTTTTTCTTTCTCATCCGGCTGATTGCCTTCGGAGGTCATCGTGTCGGGAATAGGAATACCCAATTCACGCATCAAATCATATTCCTTGGCTCTCTGCCGCAGAACGGAAAGATAATCTCTCCCGTCCCGTGCGCATTCGGCGGCAATCGTCGTTGTATTATTCTCAAGTCGAACACGTTGTGCGTTTGCCTCTTTCAGCGGGTCCACGTGGACGAACGAGTCCCAGTACCAGAAATGTCGTATTTCTTCAGACGCAATATGTTGCGTCAACAAATACTCCCGGAACCACACCTCAAAAATCCGGTTAAGGACTTCCGTCTCCCAGAAGCTCCGGTCAACCAGAATACTTTTGTGGTAAATCTGATTGTCCAGCCGTCCGCTGGCGTAATTGTGACCGGAAAAATCACCAGCCAGCGTGCCGTAGGTCGAACAGACGCACCGGGCAATTTCCGCAAGAATGATTTTTACAAACTCGCTGTGGTTCGCGGCAGGCTGTTTCGGATCAAGCTGCCCCATCTTCCAGCCAGCCGGGACGGTCAGCATCATATTGCGTTCCAAGGGAATGCTGTCCATCGGCTCGACTTCGTCCGATTCGCCGTTCGGCGGCGCGTCCGTGTAAAGGATCGCCGCAAAATCGGCGGCCGCCTCCGCAGCCGACAGGACTGCGAGGTTGTACCGGCGCAACTGGGCGAATAGCGGAAGGGCCGCTGCCAGTTCGGGTACTCCCCGGTGCAATCCCGGTCTGTCCTGCCGGAAAATGTGAAGCATATATTCCGAAGGTACATGGATGGCATCGTCACCGGGCATATAGTGAATGTCGCCGGGGTGGTATTTCAACACCCGGTAATCCACCGGATTGCCCCAGTGATCGAAACTGATCCCGTCGACGCTCGTGTCGTCGTCCAGCCATTTCAAATCGCCGGATATCCGGTCGGCCTCGATCAGCATCAGATCCAGTTTCACCGGATGCCGCACTTTGGGATTCGTCGCCAACACCGCAAACGCTTCTCCGTCCTGACAGCGGCTCATCCGCATGGTGCGGAGCTTTGCCGCGAGATTCACGGCATCGCTCCAACGGATAAACGCAGTTTCCACCTCGTCGTTGAAATCCTCGTCGCCGGAGAGCATTTGCAGTCGCGGTCCCGTTCCAATCGTGTCATTGGCAAGCATTTGAACCAAGCCTTTGGCATAAGAATTGTTCGCGACCTCATACCGCGCCCGCATCCGCAGCGTCCGCCGGACTTCCGGCCTTGCCTCCTCGTCGGCGGAAAGGTGATCGGCCGCCGCCCAATGCTTCAAATTGTCCCGCGTCGTCTGCGCCGCGTCAAACCGCGCCCGGACAACCGGGAGAACCGTTTTCGGCGGCGTCCGCGTCCGGAACATTGTTTTCAGTTTGTTGAACATAAGAACACCTCTACGCCCCTGAATGGCAAAGTTTACTGATCTTCAGGCCGCTGTTGCGGGATTTTACCGCCTTTTTCGACGCGAGGTATTCGTCAGCCGCTATCTGATCCTGCAGCGAATGCTGTTCGACCTTCTGCCCGTCCACTTCGGCGGACTTCGGCCCGGACGCATTCCGCTTGATCGCATCCTCAATTTGAGTTTCTTCCGGCATTCAAATTTCCTTCCTTGCAATCATGCGATTTGCATGATATATTATATTGGATTATTTTATACTTCTTTTTGACTTTATCGGGTGAAAACAACTTTCCGGATGCCTTTTTCAGCACCCGTCCGGTTCGTATTTGCCGCGATGTGCCTCGCATTCCCCGATGATGAACTCAGCGTAACGGTCGCATTTATGCGTGAGCGCACACTCAATCGCCGCAAAGGATTTCCGCATTTTGCGGATTTTCTTTTTCAAATGCCGGTAATCGGAAAGAAGCTCCTCATACTGACGGGCGCATTCAAGGCATTCGGGTTCGACTTCACTCATTGATTTCCTCCGTGGTTGAAAACTGCCACACCTGTGGCAGTTTCTGGTTTTTCGGGGTCATTTATTCCCTCACGTGAGGGAATTTCTCTTTCCATCATTTGAATTCTCTGTCCGACCCAGGACATCACATTCACGCACATGCTGTTGCCGCAAGCCTTGTATCGGGGAGCGTCCGGACATTCCTCTTCCGGCAAACCTTTCCAGGGGATGCGGGTGTGATTGTCGGGAAAGCCCATCAGCCTTTCGCATTCAACGGGAAGCAGTCTGCGGACCGTCGCCTGCCATCCGATGCCCGGAACACTTGATGCAGTTACCGTATTCATAGGATCGCCGTCTTCGCCGATGCCGACTCCCTGCCGGTTGACCGCGTCATGTTTTTCCGGGTCGCGGGTGGCATTCCGCAAATCCAGCGGAATACATTCATTCCGGGCAACCGCGTGGGATTGCGTATCCGCGCTGATGACCGGACTTACATCGGTCTGACTGACGCCGCAGCGGCCTTTGCCGCCCATCATGTCAACCACGGACATTTTCTCCCGGTATGCCACGGCATGAACGTCTTTTACCGTCTGTGTGTACATCACTTCATCTTCACTGACTCCAAGACCGGAACCGCCTTTGCGCTCGGCTTTGCCCATTTTATCCCCGTCAAGAGCGACCACCACCGTTTCGGCATTCGTGCCGCCAGTGGTAACGGTTTTGCTGGCATCCGCCGGAGTGACGTAAAGGCCGCCGTCCGGACGATCTTTCCGAGTGCCGTTGGCATCGCAAAAAGTGACGTTGTATGCGACCGCCGGGGTGACCTGACTGCGGACGGTCGGGAAAACATCCTCCCAATAGCCGTCCTGATCGCCCCCGGCATCGTTCTTGATAAAAGCAACCAGTTCCATCTGTTTCGGAATGACCTCCGCCGCACCGTTTCTTGACGGTTCGCCGTCTTTGCGTTGCGCTTCATCGCGCCTGTTTTCATCCGGCGCGGCGGAGGGATTTTGATTTTCAAGAACAACCGGAGTCTGGTTCCCGCCCGTTCCCCATCGGCCAAGAACAGTTGGCGACACTGGAACTTCTTTCAACCGGGCATCGGTCGGATTGTGCTCAAAGCATACCGCATTCTGATGCCCCGGACAGGTTCCGTTGACCAGTGTGTTGGAACATTCGTCCAGCGGAACCATGCTTTCGGCTTTCCTCTGGGTGTAAAAAGAGACCGCTTTACCGCCCTTGTAATCGGTGGCGATCAGCGTTGGCGCAAGATTCCGCTCCTGCACATTGATCTGACGGATGTCTATGCATTCGCGGTGAGCCTGGACTGCCGAATCAGCGCCGCTTTCAGGATCGGCGGCAAGTCTTTCCCTCTTCGTTCGGCGCGGCGGAGTATCCCCACCGCACATTTCGCCGTCAAATAATACTTTGGCGGGATAGAGCCAGTTATCAAGATGTCCGACAAGGATGAGACGTCGCCGTCGCTGCGGAACCGCCCTTGGAAATTCGGGAACTCTGGTATATTGAGCGTCAAGTATTCGCCACGCCACCCCGAAACATCCGGGCGCGTTGGTGACGATGCCGCATTTTCTCCAGCCGTCTTTGGGAGGTTTGACTTCCCATCCGCACAGGATCGATAAGAATCCGGCAAAATCGCTTCCGCAGTCACCGCTGCTGAGGATACCCGGCACGTTTTCAAAAACGACGATTCGGGCTTTTGTCCGATAAGCCAGTTTGACAAATTCAAGGGTGAGGTTTCCGCGCGGATCGGCAAGTCCTTTTCTGAGTCCGGCCACCGAGTACGATTGGCAGGGACAGCCCCCGACGAGCAAGTCAATTTCTCCATTATAATCATCTTTCTTTATTAGGGTAAAGTCGCCGAGATTCGGAGTGGTTCCGCAAGGCGGCAGTCCGGCGATCTGCTTCGCCCACGATTCGCGGAGCTTGCGGTCTTTTTCGCTGTGCGCGTCTGCCGGGGCAAGCGGCCGCAGCGGCCGCGTCGCTCCGAAACGGTGACACAGCACCGCCGACGGGAACGGCTCGACCTCCGCAAAAAATTTTGCCGTCCATCCGAGCGGCTTCCAAGCGAGACTTGCCGCCTCAACGCCGCTGCATACGCTTCCATAGTTCATTGAATATCTCCCGATGTGATGTTATCATTTTTCTTCACGCCGGGTATATATCCAGAAAATGGAAAAATATTCTCGCTTTTCAGAAAAAAAAACAAAAAAAAAGACACATCGCAGGTATTCAAAAGAGATTCTCTTTTGAAAATTCCGTGATGTGTCCCTGTCAGGTTATGGACAGCGCAAGACGCATACCATCGTGTCCATGGTGAGAAAAAAATTATGATTATGCCGGAAAATTCCGGCAAATGAATTTTATGTCAACCCTCCATATTATCAGTACGTGACGGTTGTGAGCATTACGATTGTTTTTCAGGTCGCGGGATTTTTCCAAGCGACGCGGTCGCCATCCATATATCATCTTCTTTTTGAAAAGTGATGTAATCCCATCCATCACTTGTTGAGAACTTCGCTGTTCCTTCTTTTCGCTCCGTATAGAAAGATCGGCTGTTCACTTTCGTGATGGTGAAATTTTCGCCATAGTTTCCTGTAACAAGCTTATCGTTCTCATCAATCCATGTGCAGCGATGTCTAATCTTGTCTCCGACTTTTAAGCCGGGATCATTTTTTGCTGTTTTCATTTTCAACCTTTCTTTCTTCATTTTTTTGCACAAAAAACCACGCGCCGAGCAGGCCTGTAGCCAGTTGTTCGCTACTGCATTCGCCAAATGACAATCCGACTGAAGCTCCGTTGTCGAGATAGTCGATGGCATAATTTGACGATATATCGTCAATATTTTTTTCTATTTTCAAATGTAATCCACCTTTTTCTTTGAACGCATCTTCTGTAATAAAATCATGGAGTATCGTTTTGTCATAATCTTCGATTGTATCCGGAAGTTTTTTCATGATCTCCTCAGCTGTCGGAGCGAAAAGGATAGTATGCCCCTTTGTCATATCAGCCTCCGAATGAAACTCAATTTTCCATCTTCCCTCAAACGGATTGTATGACCATACAAATATACTGAAACGGAATTCCAGAAAATTTGCTTCCATGATCTTTTTACAGACCAAAATATCGGGGACCAAAGATTCTATTTCAAGCAATGAACCGTCGGCTCTGTGGTCAAACGAGCAACAACATTTGAAGTCAAAGTCATGAATATTACAAAGAACGAATTCATTTCGTATCCATTCGGGGGTGGATGACAAATCAACAGATGTATCGAAAATTACACAATCCTTTCCATATATCCTGTCGGGACAGTAGCATGCTGTCGTTTTTCGGGTTTCCGGATCGTAACGGATTATGTGATAAATTTCAAATTTTTGATGGTTAAAAAACTGTCTTCTGCAAACGACATCTCCGTCAAAAACAGGCGTGCCGTATTTGTTTTGGAATCCGGTGAATTTTTCCACGATACAATCATCCGGCCTGTCTTTTTCTTCGAGCACATACTTGTTCAGGCTTGGGGAATAGTAACGTGCGGCATCATTTTCGATTTTCATTGTTTTGTCCCCTGTAATTAATTTCGGGTTAATCTTTCAAGCATTTTCCGGTACGCAATGGCAGTATCCCTGGCATCGTCAAGTGCATGATGTGTTTGCTCACCTGCAATGCCAAGCACATCCCGCACCACACGAAGGGATGTGCCGGGAAACAATTCTTCCCCGGTTTCCCTGCGGAAAATATCGTTTACCGCACGAGCTAAATACATGCTGTCCCGTCCGCAGTGCGAAAAAACTTTTGACTCAACCGGAAAACAGCGCCGGATGAATTTCATATCAAATTCGAGATTATGGGCAACAGGAACGAGCCTTTCAATTTCACAATCCGCCAGCCACCGGGATAATTCTCCGGCAACTTCTTTTCTGTTCTTTCCTTCCGCCGGATTCAGACCGTTTACCTGCATCGCCTGAGTTTCCGCCGTATCGGGATGTTCAGCCCGGATACGTGCCGTGAACTCCGGAATAGCGGTGTCAATGGTAAAATCCGTGGTCAGGGGAATGACGGCAATGTCAAGAATTTCGCACTGTTCGACATCCAATCCTGTTGTTTCTATATCAATTGCGGCAAAAATTTCCATATCATTCCTCCGGTTGGGTTACCTTGATTCCATGTTGCATATATACTATATTCATCCCCAGCATTTTTCTCAATGCTGCAACATGTCCTTTCAACGGACCGCGGGCGGCACCGCCCTCTTTGGCATAATAAGCTTTTGATTTCCAGCCGACCTTGTCCATAATGTCCTGATGGCAGATGACGGGGCATTTTTTATGCAGAAAAAAGATACAGTCAAGCACGCTGCACCGCAGTGCATTGGCATCAAGCAGATATTTTCGGACATTGCCGTTTCTTGCAATCGTTTTCCAGCTCATCATATTTCCCTCTGGGGTGCGGGAAAGCCAGTCCCCTTCTATTTCCACACCGGACGCAGCGCCGTCACCGAATCCGATAAATCTGCCAATGGATGTTTCCAGCGTATGTTCCCCCTCGCTGACCAGAGGCTTGAGAATAAAATCTGTAGCACCGTTGAATACGACATTGGATCCAAGGTTGATTTGCGCCGCCGCATGCGCGGTAATGACCAGAATCGGCATTTTTTCCCTTGGGAAACGACTTCGCAGATATTTCAAAAACACCTCTCCGTTGGAGATGCTCGGTGTTTTTCCAAACTCGGCGGGAATCTCCATATCCAAAATGATATAGTTGTAGCTGTTTGTCCGTAAAAATTCTTTTGCCTCTTTGACCGAATGCGCATTGTCGCACTTGTGTTCCAAAATATCCAATCGTGCGGCGATGTTTTCACAGATTCCGTCATCATCGTCAATGACGAGAGCTTTATATTCCATAATCAAATCTCCCTGTAAGGCAAAAAGACGACGGCGGTGACGCCTTTGTTTGCCCCTTCCGATTCAATTGATAATGTGCCGCCATGGTCTTTGATTCTGGCATAGGCGATTGCCATTCCGAGACCGGTTCCCGATTTTTTCTTTGACGTGCTCCGCGGCAGGAACAAACGAAGCCTTTTCAGCTCCTGCTCCGACAGCCCCATTCCATGATCGGCAATGGAGATTTCAACCCCGGAAAAAACTTCTTGCGCGGAAATTTTAACACAGCCCTCCTGAGCGATATCCGGCGTGGACATATAAGATTCAACAGCGTTCTTTATCAAATTGACAAACGCTCTCGAAACAGCCTGTTTATCGACCGGAATGGTCAAGTCCACAGAAATATCGTCGGTGTCGAATGTTATTCTGCTTATGTCCCGCAGTTTTCCGTTGAAAGTTGCTTTTATATCTTCAACAGCGCTCAGAAGCAGATCGCGCAAGTTTTCCTGCATCCGCGTTCCCGGTGTGCTTCTTGCGAGATCCTGCATATCATTTATCATGCGGAAAAGCATGTCGATCCGTATATCGATAAATTGTTTTGCCCTGGCAAAGTGGATCAGCTTGCTGGACGGCAGATCGGCTGCGGCCAGACGATTCATGGTTTCCAGCTGGTCGCAGATGGGGGTTAAAATACCCCGGATGTCATGAGCCGCATACCCGACCGTCAACTCATAAGCGTTTTCAATATCTTCAAGTGCAAGTTTTGCTGCTTCCTGACCGAATTTTTGGCGCAGTTTTCCAATGTTGACAAAAATCTCGGATTCGTATTTTTCCTGTTTTGCTTTGGTTTTGGCATAGGCGCTCCGACGGTCCATTGCATAGCGCGCATTGGATGCGACATATGATGTCGTATCGGAAAGCAACGGCATGAACAGTGGCAGTGCGTCTTCCGGAATCGAGGACATTGCGCATGCAACTTCCTCCCGAATTTTCCATTCTTCATCGTCGACAAACTTCGCGAGACGCTGCGTGGCATTGGCATCACCGTAATGTTCCGACAGATACTCCCTGATTCGAACAACTTCGTGATACCGTCCCAGCCATGGAGACTGATCCTCTGATTCTTTCTGAAAAAACAGGTCTTCCATTCCGCACCTCAATAAGCATAACGCGTCTTGCGTTTTTTGAAGGCCTCTTCGCCGCCCTCAAGAATGTTGACAATATTCTCCTTGCAGTCATCAACCGAACCGGTACGGCGGATATGTCCGGCGCACCCGTCGGATTCCATAACAAGAATTTTTTCCGCCTCCGCGAGAACCGGGATATTGGGATTGTGCGTCACAAAAACCAATTGCCGGTTCATTTTTATCCGCATGATACTTTCGACAATTGTGTCATGGACAAACTCATTGTCGAGATTGTCTTCCGGCTGGTCAATCAAAAGCGGACGGTCGCTGTCCAAAAGCAGAATAGGCAGGATGGCATTGCATTTCTGTCCCGTGGAAAGAGTCTCGGTGGCCTTATATTCACAATGATCACGCAGCTCAATTTTCGTAGTATCCGGCAGTTCCACTATTTCAAGTGCCGAGAGAAAGGTAATCGTATTCAGTTCGGAAATCAAAATTTTCGCCTGATTCTGGTTGATGCCGGATTCTTCCATAATACGCTTCTGATCGTTGTTCCGGATCATTCCGGCAAATTTCTGCGGTTCGATTCTCTGAGTGATTGCGGCGGCGACCTGCCGGTACTGCATGGCGCTTCCCTTTAATGCGCCGGTCAATAAATCAAAGTAGGGATCAAGTCCGCCGAAATGAGTGAGCGCAACCCGGATATGCGGAGAAAGAACCGCATTGATTTTTCGGGCGATATTATCGCGTATCTGGAACTGTTGATCCCGCAACCCGGACAAAGCGCGGAGCATGCTGCCGCGTTCACTCATCAAGCCGTCAATTTTCCGGCGCACCTCGGCCAGTTCGCTTTGAGAGGCGAGAAGCCGCGTATGCTCATCGGCTACCTTGCGACGTTCAGCGGATCGCACCTGTTCCTCTTTACCCTTCTCCACGATTGTCCTGAACTGGAGTTCCTGTTCCTGATGGAGCAAAACCATCTGTTTTTTCAAATCTCCAAACCGGTGGTAACTTTCATTGAGTTTTGCGACAAAAGCGGCAAGCGCATTGTTCAGCATGTCATTGTTGGCGGAAACCTCCGAATAGACCTGCTGCATCAATTCAAAATTGATCCCGTTACGCATCTCATCCGTTCTGCTCCATTGAAGTTCATCCAATACGCAGTCCTTCAATGCTCTGACTTTGCCGGCAACTTTCTGATAAAGCTCCCCAAGGGAATTCGTAAATTGAACTTCCATATTCCGAATGCTTTTCTGCTCATGAGCAACATTCAATATCTTCGCATCCGGGGTCGAATCCGCGGCAAACCCGTTCAACTGTTTTTGGATGCCCGGCAGCAAATTCAACTCTTCAGTCAAGCGGATCTCTTTGTCGCGAAGCGGGACGATTCCGGCGGCATTGGCTTCCAGTGATTTCTGCAGCTGACTGACCTGTCCGTTCAGGTCATGAAGCTCTCTGCGGCTGAACGATTCAAGCAGAGCCATCTGACAGGAGCTTTGTCCGGCGATTTCCTCCACCTCGTTCTGACTGAAAATATCCAGAGGAAAGAGATTCTGTGTAAGCGTCATTCCTGTGACAGAACGATCTGCATTCAGCACCATCGGAAGTTCTCCGGCATTCCGGTTGATGATGTAGGTAATTCCGTCTGCGGTTTCAATAGTGACTTCAATGCGGCCGCCGTTAAGATTGCTCTCCACGAGAGATGTGATACGCTTCTGGGCTTTCGGGCATGACGGCATAGCGTTCAACCCATAGCGGATAAATTCCAGAACCGTGGTTTTTCCGGTTCCGCGTGCGCCGATAATGCAGTTCAGTTTGTCGGAAAAAGAGTAAGTGAATCCGTCAAGAAATCCGCCGATGATGCGGAGTTCTTTCAGCCGATGCGATGCAGTTGTCATTTCAGTGTCCTCGGTTCAGGTGTTGGTGTTGACGCTATTTTTCATAACGCGACTTGATTTTTTCATGTTACGGAGATAATTTATCACACCACACTGCCAAATAATGTCAGTGAAAATACAAGCCGGGAAAAAATACAAAAAAAATATGAAACAGACGCAAAACAAGTCCATAATGTCGAGAATCCAGCTTCACCGGCTGGCTCGTATCGCTTCTCTCTTGCAAAAGAACACTCATCCAACGCCGGAGTCGTTATTGGTGGAATACTATAATCTGGAACATGTCGACGGTTTAACCCGGAGAGACAAATACAGTTTGCGAACCGTCTATCGGGATATTGACACGCTGAAGAATGATTTTAATTGTCCGATTGCTTATGACCGGAGTGTACCGGGATATTACCTGAAGCATCACGGATGGGATTTCAACTGTCCTGCGGATCTTTCCGAATCGGCGATGCTTGCTCTCGTCGTAGGGGCAAAAATTGCGGAGGATGTTTTCCCGAACCCGCTCAGGGAGCGTGTCAAGGCGGCGGTCGATGAAATTCTCAAAGGAAACAATCCGGATTTTCTGGATACCACACTTATCAATTCTCTGATCGTCTTTGCCGAATCCAGTTCCGTTGACATTTCGCAAACTTTTCCAATTGTATTTGAGGCGTGGCAATTGCATCGCAGTTTGAAAATAACCTATGATCCGCAAAATGGAAAGCCGCCGACCGGGCGTATTATTGATCCGCATGTCCTCTTTCTTTTTGAAAAGGAATGGCGGATAAAGGCATATTGCCATCTGAAAAAAAGCGCAAGGACGTTTGTCATCAGCCGGATTCAGACAGTTGAGATGCTGGATTCCTCTTTTGAACCGGATATGGACATCATCAGCTCCGTTACACGGGATAATATCGTAAGTTTTCGGAAGATTGAAAATGTGAAAATCCGTTTGTCAGGAGAAGCACGAAAATTTGCACTGGCAAGCATGATGCATTCCGGGCAGACAATTGAAGCGGAAGCAGATGGTCTCTCATGGATGTTCACAGTTCCGTCCGTTCCCCGAGAGGTGGTTGTCCCGTGGATATTGTCACAGGGCGGCAATGCCGTACCATTGTCTCCGCAGTGCATTGTGGAGGCTGTCCGGGAAAAAACAATGGCGCTTCTGGGGAAACTTCCTTCCTGAAGAGCCATGAAAAGTATCTTTATAGAGAATGAGTTACGCTACTGTATCAAAATAGAAGAGCCGTAACTTGCGGCGATTTATCATATTGATAATCAATATATTACATTTGAGAATCCTTTGAAAACAGAAGAGCCGTGAAGTGCCATCGGCTCTTCCGCGGACTTTTTGCGGAAGCCGCTTGTTTTTTTTTCGCACGCTTGAACCTTGTTCAATTTTCACCGGCTCTTCAGCGGCCCTTCAGCGGCCCTTCATTTATTTCCTCTTGCATCAGACGTAAATTATCTCCGTAACCAAAATCAACGATACGGAGGTAATGATGACGTTCAAACAACTTTCTTCCGGAGACCAGGCTCTCCTTCTCAAAATGCAATCGGTCTATTACGGACATTTGGATAAAATTCCTGTCCGGAACGGACACGCCATGCTCGCTCCTGAAACAAGAAAATTCCGCTTTCATAAGATCGGTGCGGTAATACACAGGCACACAGGAGAGCCGGGCAAAACAGACTTCGTCTTGAACGAAAAGCATTTGGAGTTCTTTTCGCTCATTAAAGATATTACCGACGGATTCATCAACGAGATTCAAATTCAGGCAGGCTTGCCAGTCTCGCTGGAAACAGAGGAGGCCGCCATACACATCTGAAAGGGTTGATCCCCCACTACTTTCTTTTTTTTACAGGTATTTAGCTGACCATACCACCGAACAACGGAGATGACCGGGAATGCCGCCAGAAAATTGGCGCACCCGACCACCTCCATTTTTTTTGACGGCATCCCGACCGCTCCCAACCAACAGGAGCAGTCAAAATGACTCAAATCAAAAAACAGTCCGTCCGCAATGCGGAAGCCGTCGAAACAACCACTTTCATTCCGACTTATGAAGAGATCATCGCAATTCCTTATGTGCAGGAATCTCTGCGAAGTCTTGCCATTGAAAACAGCCGTCTTTTTCCGATGATGGCCCCCTATGAAGAAGATATTTCTCAGGAAATGTCGATTTTTCTTGCTCAGCGACTTGAAGCATATGATCCGCTGAAATCGGATATTAAGACTTTTTGCAGAATGCTTCTGGAAACTGGACTCATGCGGGCACGTCGCAGATATGCCACAAAAACGCAACAAGTCATATCGCAGGCAATTCAGATCGAAACGCTGGTCGAAACAGAAAACGAGGCTCTCGTCATGGATGTTTCGTCGGGTGTACGTTCAAAGACCGATGCCTATTCGGATGATCCGTTCTTCTCGTTGGAAAAAAAAGAAGCATTCAAGGCGGCATTGGCATCCCTTTCCCCCAAGGATCAAAAAATCGCTCAGGCGATTATGGATGGTGTTCCCATTGTTGAAATTTGCAACAGCGAATACTGCTGCCGCCGCTATTTCTACCGTCATGCTCTTCCCAATATGCGTCGGGCATTCCGGGAAAATTATTTCTGAACTTTTTTTGAGAAAGCGAGAATATTTTTCAAAACTTTGGATATATACCCGGCGTGAGAAAAAAAGACAAAACCAACGGAGAATGAAATGAAAAAAGAAATTTATGTAGACGACGAAATCGACCGCAGACTTCATCAGGAGTTGATGGTTGAGGCAACGGTCAATCTTACATGCGACCCCATAAGCGAACTTACATACGATATGGATGTGCGAGATACCGTAAATTCCCTTCCGGCACTCGAAAAGAAAATCTGCGCGATGCTGTTGGAAGGCTGTTCGCAAAGAGCCATCTGTTCCGCACTGGCGATCTCTCACCATGATATTCAGACGAAACATCTCCCATTCATTCGGAAACGCTTCATTGATTATGGATTTAACAAAAATGAACTCACTTTCTAACCCGAAGGGAATAACTATGAACAACACAGACTTCATCATTCACGAACCGGCGGACGAATACCACGCCCGCAGCCGCAGCGGAGAATTCATGTCGAGCCATTTGCTGGCCGATTTCCGGGAATCCCCGGCTCTCTACCGCAAAAAAGTCCAAGGTCAGATTCAAGAGAACGAATCCGCCGCATTCACTATCGGACGCGCGGCGCACTGTCTGATCCTCGAAGGGCGCAACGCTTTTGATAAAGAGTATGTTGTTTCGGACGGCCCGATCAATCCCCGTACCGGAGAATCCTACGGTTCAAAAACCAAAGCATTTGCGGAATGGGCGGCGACGCAGGAGCGGGAGGTCGTTTCCGGCAGGGACTTCAACTTCATTCTGAAACTGCAAACCGGCGTGTGGCTTCATCCGGTCGCATCCGAACTGTTGGCAACCGGTGTTGCCGAGGGCGTGATTCGCACTGAATACTGCGGCGTGCCGTGCCAAATCCGCATGGACTGGTTCTCGCCCAAATTCGGTCTGGTCGATCTCAAAACCTGCGACAGTCTCCGCTGGTTTGAATCCGACTGTCGCCGTTACGGATACATCCACCAGCTGGCGTTTTACCGGGCGGTCATCCAAAAGGTTGTCGGCATAGACATCCCGGTTCATATCATCGCCGTGGAAAAGAACGAGCCGTTCTCCTCCGGTGTGTGGAAACTGACAAGTGAGGTGCTGGATCTGGCGGAACTTTCCAACAAGTCCGCACTGGAACGCTTCCGCGCCTGTTGCACCACCGGAGCATGGCCGACCGGCTACGAAGATCTCCGTATCATCGACACTCTCTGACATCAACACTTTATAAGGAAAAAATATTATGCTTACGACCACGCTTTCCCCGTCCCGGATGAAATCCCATGTCAGAAATTCATCTCGTGCCGCCGTCAAAAAATCATGTTATGCCGATGTGGTTTCGCGGGTAGAAGAAATCACCCCGGAATTTGCGGCAAACATTCTTCGTACAAAAAATAAAAGAAACCGGCCGATGAACCGCAGAAGCATTGCCCGGTTCGCCGCCGCGATGAAAGCCGGACAATGGTATGTCAACAATGTGAGCATCGCCTTTGGGAAAGACGGAATTCTCTTGGACGGACAGAACCGTCTAAAGGCGGTTACGGTTGCCAAAGTTCCGATTTATTCCAATGTCACCTATAACTTGGATAAGGAAGCCGGCCCGACCATGGACTGCGGAATTTCCCGCTCCGCACGGGATGTTCTTCATCTTCACGGGTATCCCAACGCGCATTATCTGGCGCCGATCATCCGGCTGGCCTGCATCTATGATCTTAACGACAAACAGATGCGTCTGGGCAATCGCACCAACGCCGTCAATAACGATCAGATTCTTCAGCATGCGGAGTTCCTTTCGCCGGAAATCAACCAAAGCGTCAATCTTGCATTGGAATGCAAACACCATCTGAAACCATCCGTCGCCGGATTCTGCCATTATGTTTTCAAGAAAATCAACCCGGAGAAAGCGGATGATTTCATGCGCCGCTTGATTACCGGCATCAATCTTTGCAACGGAAATCCGGTTATGACACTCCGGGATCTGCTGATCGAATCCAAGGTCAGAGGGGTAACCCGTCTTAAAACCCGCACACAGATTGCCCTCTACTTCAAAGCGTGGAACGCCTTTGAAAAAGGCGGGAGCCTCTCAACCCTGTATTGGGATGAAAATGCGGAATCTTTTCCTGCGGTGATGTGATGAAAAACAATATTCTTATGATGCACATTCTGGATGTGCACACGGCAAGTCCGTTCAAGGATTTGTTCAAAATTGATCCTGCGGTTCTGAAATCCATCGCCGAAAGCATGAAAATCGCCGGATTCGACATGGTTCATCCGCTTGTTTTGTGGGCAGGTCATCAATCGACGCTGGTAGACGGACACACCCGCCTTCAAGCTGCAAAAGATGCCGGACTGCTGAACATTCCGGTTGTGACCAAGGAATTTGCAACGGAAGTGGATGCACTGGAATACGCCATATCTTCTCAACGCAACCGGAGAAATCTCACTGAAGCGGAAATGTTTTCCTGCATCCATGAACTGGACAAGCGCAAAAGTGAAGGCCGCCCTCCCAAAACTGCCACAGGTGTGGCAGTTTCCGGACGATCCTCGGAACAGACCGCGAAGCTTTTGAAAACATCCCGCGGCAAGGTGGAAAAAATTCGCACTATTAACGATCACGGTTCGGAGGAAATCAAAGCGGCTGTCGGAGCGGGAGATATGACGGTAAATGCAGCCTATAACAAAATTCTGGCTGACCGCCACCGGAAAAGTGTTACGGAGGAAAGGTCTCCGGAGGAAATCGGGCTGGAGCGAACAGAGACGATAAAGAAAGAAATCGTTGTCTGGGTAAAGAAACGTCTGGAAAGCGAGGCGCGGGAATATCCGGACGTTGAATACTCCGATGAAAACAAAGAAGTATTGGCGACAACGCTTTCAAATGAAATCCGGCAGCTTCTTTATGGGATTCTGCCGCATGAAACCATCAGCAAGTGAAGGAGAAAACACACTATGGGAATGCTGGAAAACATTCAAACTGGCAAAGAGCAGAAGCCGCCGCGCATCATGATTTACGGGAGCGAAGGGGTAGGAAAAAGTACCTTCGGCGCATCCGCACCCGGTGCGATCTTCGTTCAGACCGAAGACGGCTTGGGCGAAATCAACTGTAAAAAGTTTCCGCTGGCGCACAGCGTCGCGGAGGTGCTTTCGGAACTGACCGCGCTCCGCGACGAGCCGCACGATTTTCAAACGGTCGTGATCGATTCGGCGGACTGGCTGGAACGGCTGATTTTCGAAGAAGTTTGCCGGGAATACGGAGTTCGTTCCATCGAAAAAGCGGACGGCGGCTACGGTCGCGGTTACACTCATGCGCTCACTCACTGGCGCAAAGTCATTGCTTTGTTGCAGGAGTTGCGCGATAAGCGGAACATGATGGTGATTCTGGTCGCCCATGCCAAGGTGGAACGTTTCGAAGACCCCGAAAACGCCGCCTACGACCGCTACACGCCGCGACTTCACAAACATGCGGCATCGCTGATCGCGGAATGGGTGGATGCGGTGCTGTTTGCGAACAAGAAGTTCCGCGTCACCAAGGAAAATGCTGGATTCACCGGCGAACGGGCGATTGCCGCTCCCATTGGCGCGGACGGCGGCGAACGTATCATCCGCACGGTCGGCAGTCCGGCTTGTATCGCAAAGAACCGTTACGGGCTCCCCGCCGAACTTCCGCTGTCGTGGCAGGCATTTATCGACGCCTATCAGAAAATCGAGGGTGAAAATCATGAGTAAATGCGGCGCAATCTGCGAGGTGTTCAGTCGTGTCTGCGGGTATTTCCGCCCGGTCAGCAACTGGAACAAGGGCAAGCAGGAAGAATTCAAGGAACGCAAAGTTTATGAGGTGAAGAAAAATGCACGAAAAAATCCGGACGGCGTATCGTCCGATGGCGTGTGATCTCTGCGGACAGCTGATCCGTCCCGGCGAGCGTTACCGTGCCGTCCGGGACGAGTATTCGCCTGTTGAGTATCACGAACACATCCAGTGTCCCGGCGCTCCGGCGGTCGCGGTCAGCGAACCGCCCCCGAAGCCGCCGAAAATCAGAACCGCTTTCAACCATCACGCCTTTTGTATGGCATAACACGAAGGAAAAACATCACATGGCAACTCTTAATTTCAATGCGAACGAGGTCGAACCGTCGACCGGGTTTGACCCGATCCCGGCGGGCAAATATCAGGCCGTCATCACCGATTCGGAAATGAAGCCCACCAAGAACGGCAACGGGCAGTATCTTCAGCTCGAATTCGAGGTGATCGAGGGGGAATACAAGAACCGGAAACTCTGGGCGCGTCTCAATCTGGAAAACGCGAACCCCGACGCCGTCCGTATCGCCCGTGCGGATCTCTCCGCAATCTGTCGCGCGGTCAATGTGCCGCAGCCCCGTGATTCCGTTGAACTCCACAATCTGCCGCTGACCGTCACCGTCCGCTGTCGCAAGAATCAGGACGACGAGATCGTGAACGAAATCAAAGGCTTTGCGCCTCGCGTGTCGCTTTCCGGCGCGGTCGCGGCGAAACCTGCGACTCCTCCGGCGCAGACGGGCTCGAATTCTGCGCCGCCGTGGGCGAGGAAATGACGATGCGAAAACTCATCGCACCCGCGTTCTTTCTCGCGTTGACGGTCGTTCTGGCGCGGTTTACGGCGCGTGTCGCGCCGTATCTCGTCGGAACGGAAACGCTGGCCGAGCAGGTCAACGGCACGCTTCCCACCGGGATGTTTTATCTCGTCGGGCTTGAAACCGTCAATACTGTATCCAACATCGCGACATGGCTCTGCATCGGCTGGCTGGTCGCCCGAATCTTCAATCTTTTCAGGGAGAAAAATCAACATGAACAAGTTCCATTTTACCATTCTTTTTGCCGCCGTCATCTCCGCTTTCATCCTCACCGGATGCGGCCCATACCCCACCGAACAGGCCGTTGAGGTCAAGAATAACGAGACCGCTTTTGTGGTTCCGCTGGAGGGCGATACCAAGGCGAAACAGGCGCAGTTTATGAGCATCGACTATTTGGAAAAAGCAAAGGTCGCCACCAAGCGGATTGTGATTCCGCTTCGCAAACGCTCCACCGGCCGCGCATGGTTTGATTACGAATGGATTCCGCTCGCCCGTGTGATCGTGGTTGACCGCTCTCCCGTCACTCGCGAATGGCTGGAAAAAGCCGGAATCAAGGTGGAATCGTTGGACAGCGTCGGCTTCACGGTCGGGGTCAACTGCACCGGCATGATCCGCGAGGAGGATGCTGCAAAATTCCTCTATTATTATCCGGGCAATTCTCTTTCTGACGTGATGAACAAAAACGTCAAAGGATTTATTCAGAATGTGCTTGCGCGTGAATTCGGCAGCCGCAATCTCTCGAAGTGTCAGCTGGAAAAGAAAGATATTGTCCTCGATCTCTCGAAAGAACTGACCTCCCATTTCGCCCAATACGGCATCACAATTTCCTCGGTAGGCATCGCGGACGGCATGTCCTATGATAACGCGGAAGTGCAGAAAACCATTGACGCCGTTTTCGTCAATGAGACCCGCGTCAAACAGGCGGAGCAGGAGCGCGAAGCACAAAAGATCATCAATGAAAAAGACCTTTCCATTGCCCAAAACGAGCGTCTGAAAGCTGAGGAATTCGCCAAAGCGGCCGAAGCGCAAACCAAGATGGTCGAGCTGAAAATCCGTCAGATGGAGGCCGAGGCCAAGCTGGAATCGGCAAAACGCTGGGACGGCAAAGCCCCCGGCGGTGTGGTTCCGTCAAACAGTCCGTTCCTGTTCCAGTTCGGTTCCGGGAAATGACGCAGGAGTTTGAACTCCCGTGGCCTCCCAGCGTGAATCACTATTACCGGCACGTTGGCCCGCGTGTGCTGATCAGCCGCGACGGGCGACGATACCGGGAATTGGTAACCGCGCTTGTGAATCAGACCGCCTTTCGTCCGTTTCAGGGGAGGATTTCACTTCGCGCGGAATTCTATCCACCGGACAAGCGGAGACGGGATTTGGACAATGTTGGCGGAAAAGTCCTGCTGGATACTCTGCAAGCGGCGGGACTTTTCAAAGATGATTGGCAAATCAAACGAATTTATCTTGAAATGCACGAGCCAGTAGACGGCGGATTGTGTTTCGTAAAATTGGAAGATATGGAAAATGCCGAAAATCAAAACTGAATGTTGTATATGCGGGAAAGAACTGTACCGATGGCCGTATTCATTGCGCGCCTCGGATGGGCTTTCATATTGCAGCCAAAAATGTCGAGCAATAAGTCGTCTTGGGATAAAACCTCCCAATAAGGCGAATTTGGCAGGTCAAAAATTTGGAATGCTAACCGTTTTACGTGATACGGGTTCCAGAAATAATCATACCGTATGGGAATGCCAATGCGACTGTGGAAAAATAACGCATGTGACAACAGGCAGTTTAAGATATGGCGCAATTCAATCCTGTGGCTGCCTTTTATCAAGACGTGGTGCAGAACATCCCAATTGGAAGCAAGGATACCATATAAATGAACATGGTTATAGAGAACTTCCTGTTCCTAATTCGACGGACAAACACCGTTATCGCGTGGAACATAGAGAGGTGATGGAAACACATTTGGGACGGCCACTTTACGAATGGGAGGTCGTTCATCATATCAATGGCAATAAACTTGACAATCGGCTTGAAAATCTTGCTGTTTTAAGTCGATCAGAACATGCAGCCCTCCATGCTGCAATAGGAAGGTGAGTGATTATTTATGCAAGAACGGAGACAAAACAACGGACGGCGTTGCCAGATTGTCCAGCAATTCGTAAAAGAAATCCGCGACGACACGATGCGGCTTGTCTGCTTCCTTTATATCAATGGATATAAGGATGGCGAAATCCGCCGGACGCTTCACATCAACAAGCCACGACTAAAACAGATCAAAGACCAGCTGGCATTTGACCTGCTCAAAGCCGGAATACGGAATTTGGAGGACTGAAATGATTGTTCCTCGACCGTATCAGACCGCTGCGGTTGAGGCTGTTTATGAGCATCTCCGCACAAAAGAAAACAACCCGTGTGTGGTACTGCCAACAGGCACGGGCAAGGCCGTGGTGCTGGCGATGATAGCATCCGATGCCGTAACAAAGTGGAATGGGCGTGTGCTGATCCTTGCTCATGTGAAGGAGTTGCTGGAACAGAACGCAGGAAAAATCAAAGCATTTTGTCCCGACATCCCCATCGGGATTTTCTCTGCCGGATTGAAGAGCCGGGATACGGAAGAAAAAGTCATTGTGGCAGGAATTCAATCGGTTTACGACAAGGCATGTGAGTTGAACTCATTCGACCTCATAATTATCGATGAGTGCCACCTCATAAATAGCGATTCCGATGATTCCATGTATAAATCGTTCCTCAAAGATATGAAGGTCATCAATCCGCACGTCCGGGTGATCGGGCTTACCGCGACACCATTCCGGCTCAAGGGCGGACTCATCTGCCAGCCGAAAAACATCCTCAACGAAGTGTGTTACGAGGCTGGATTGAAAGAGATGATTGCGGACGGATATCTGTCGCCATTGATTTCCAAGGCCGGACGCGCCGAGGCGAAACTCGACGGTTTGCGCATTCGCGGCGGGGAATTTATCGCCGACGAAGTGTCTTCCGCGATGGACACCGACGAACTGGTATCCTCCGCCTGCCGTGAAATCGTCGAACTGACCCGCGACCGCAAAGCCGTGCTGATCTTTACCACCAGCGTTGACCATTGCAAGCATGTGGCGGAGAAGATCGCCGCGTTTTCCGGCAGGGAATGCGCGATTGTAACCGGCGACACCAACCAAAGCGAACGCGCCGAGATTATCGACCGTTTTAAGGGCAAAATCATTCCGGCGGATCTCTTTGGAACGCCGAAGCCGCCTTTGAAATTTCTCTGTAACGTGAATGTGCTTACCACAGGATTTGACAGTCCGAACACGGATTGCGTCGTGCTGCTTCGCCCGACCAACAGCGCCGGACTTCTGGTGCAAATGATCGGGCGCGGAACCCGGCTCAGTCCCGAAACCTCCAAGCAAAATTGCCTTGTGTTGGATTATGGCGGCAACATTCTCCGGCACGGGCCGGTGGATATGATCCGCGTCAAAGAACCCGGCGCAGGAAAAGGCGGCGACGCCCCGGCGAAGAAGTGTCCGCAATGTTTGGCGCTGATTCACGCTGCGTATTCGGCGTGTCCCGAATGCGGCTATGTGTTTCCTCCGCCGGAAACGAGCAATATTTCCAGGACGGCCTCCAGCGCCGGTGTGCTTTCCGGTCAGGTGGATTACACGGATTATGCGGTGCAGGGAACCTATTATGCCGTCCATGAAAAACGGTATGCCGATCCCGCCCGGTACGACCGGGAGCGGGGTACTTGTCTGAACAGTAGAAACGGTTTTATCGTCAATCAAAACAAGTATTCCGAAGCCGACGTTCGGCCACCGAAAACCATGCGCGTCGATTATCAAATCGGCTTCAACGATTTCAAATCGGAATGGGTTTGTCCGGAACACACCGGATACGCCCACGGCAAGTTTGAAAAGTGGTGGCGCGAACGGGCGGCACTTGGCTGTCCGGTTCCGAAGACCGCGAGGGAAGCCGTTTCGCTGGCCAACGAGGGGCTTCTGGCCGAACCGGAATCAATCACCGTCAAAACGGTCGCGGGCGAGAAATTCGACCGGATTACCGGCTGGCGTTTAAAAGAGCGTCCCGTCATGCGTGAGCCGGGCGACGATTCAAGGGAAATTGATTCCGAGTTCGATCCGCCGTCAAACAGTCCCGCCGACCTCGGCGTGGCGCAGGATGACTTGGACGAGATCCCATTTTAGGAAAGGAGGCGATACCCGATGATAATCGCCGTTGATTTTGACAACACCATCGCCCGGACGACATTCCCGGAAATACACGGGGAAATACCCGGCGCGGTGGACGTTCTGACCCGTTTTCAGTCAGCCGGACACACGGTCATTTTATGGACGTGCCGCGAGGGAAAAGTGTTGAACGACGCGCTTCTCTGGCTCGCCGACCATGGATTCACGCCCGACTGCGTAAACTGTCACAGCGAAAAACAGATTGCCGAATGGGGAACCGATCCCCGAAAAGTCGGCGCGGACGTGTATATCGACGACCGCAACGCGCTCTGTGAAATCGACTGGAACCGGATTGAAGAGTTCATAACCCGAAAACAAGAGGAAATATCATGTCCACAAGAGGATTGATTGCGATTGAGAAAACCGATAAAACTTGCATAAGCAGCTATTGTCATCACGATTGCTACCCGTCCGGCGCAGGCCGGATTTTGCTTGACCATTACAAAACCTTGGAACAGGCGGAAGCCCTGCTGGCGCTGGGGTTTCTGTCCGCGCTTGGCGAACGTCTTGCCCCTGACCCCGGCGAAAAACACGATTATGAAAATCCGCTCCCGGATGTCTGCATCGCCTATCATCGGGATCGCGGCGAAGAATTGCGCCCGCCGACCATCTGGCCGAATGCCGACGAAATGCTGGCAAAAGCCGCCGACCGGTTCTGGGCGGAATATGTGTATCTTTTTCGTGACGGCAAATGGTATGTGGATTCCACATATCAGCCGCACGGCTGGCGGCTGGTCGAGGACGTTTTACGGGAGCATGACAATGAGTGAAATTGAATGGAAAATCACCGAGCAGAACCTT